TGAGACTCTTTGTCGTTTGACTGAAGACTCTGTTGCTGGAAAGACTGGTGAGAAATTCTTACTGCGTCCCTGGCAAAAAGATTTATTGCTTCATCTATATGCTGAAAGAGAAGACGGACTACTAAAACATCGTCGTGCCTTAATTGGCGTCCCACGCAAAAATGGCAAATCAGCACTAATTGCTTCACTCGTACTGGAGCAAATAGTTTTGGGAGTAAATGGTGGCCAGATCTATTCTGCGGCGGCAGATAAAGAACAAGCCAGAATCATCTTTAAGACAGTAAAGAAGATGATTGAATTAGAACCAGAGTTAAAAGACATATTAGAGGTATATCAAAATACCATTTATAACCCTATGACTGGTTCTGTATATAGGGCTTTGTCATCAGATGCCTATACAAAAGAAGGTTTAAACTCTACATTTATCGTAATTGATGAGTTACATGCACAACCAAATAGAGAGTTATATGATGTTTTATCTCTATCTATGGGTGCTCGTGAAGAGCCTATGTTGGTAGCAATTACCACAGCAGGTACTAAATATGACTCATCTGGTAAAGATTCTGTTTGTTATTCTATGTATAATCGTGGAGTCCAGATAGCAAAAGGTGAGGTTGATGATCCTTCCTTCTTTTTTGCCTGGTATCAAGGCGATGAAAAACTCAATTATAAGGATCCAGAAAACTGGCATATAGCAAATCCTTCTTTAGGAGACATATTATCTGAAGAAGATATGCAGTCAGCAGCATTATTAACACCAGAGAATGAATTTAAAACAAAGCGTTTGAATATTTGGACCTCTGTTGGAGAATCCTGGATTAAGTCAGATCTATGGGACGCTTTAGAATTAAAAAATAGGCAGATTATTCCTGGCGAATCGTGTATAATAGGCTTTGATGGATCTTTCAGTGGGGACACAACAGCAATAGTAGGATGGTTCCTTGGTGGCGATAAGCCTCATGTGAAAGTCCTTGGAATGTGGGAATTGCCTGAAGTAGATCCTGATCCAACATGGCATGTGCCTGTCGCAGAGGTTGAAGCAACCATTGTAGACTGGTGCAGAAATAAAGGAGTTCAGGTTTCAGAAGTGGTATTTGATCCTGCAAGATGGCAGAGAACTATGATGGTTTTGGAAGAAGAAGGCTTGCCTATTATTTCCTATCCAAACTCTGCAGAGCGTATGGTTCCAGCAACTCAACGCTTCTATGAGGCGGTAGTTAATGGATCATTCACTCATGATGGGGACCCAAGATTAAATAAACACATAGCAAATGCAGTTACTAAGACCTCTTCAAGAGGATTAATGATTGCAAAGGCTAATACAAAGAAGAAAATTGACGCTGCTGTAGCAGCAATATTTAGTTATGACAGAGCAATGGCACCAAAGCCAAAGCCTGTTGTAGCAAGATTCTACAAAATATAAGGAGCAATATGAAACTAAAATGGCCTAAAATAGATTGGTCAATCGTAGTAGAGGTAGCAGGAATTGCATTAGCAACCTATGGCCTTTATATGATTGCTCCAGCAATTTCATTTATTGCTCTGGGTTCATTCTTAATCTGGACAACTGAGAGGAAATAATGGCGACAGCAGGCATATATAACATCACCATGGATCAAGGCGCTCAATGGACGCTTACAGTTGTTTATGAAGACAACAATGGGAACCCAATAAATTTAACTGGCTATACTGCTAAGATGCAATTGCGTAAGAAGTTTGATTCTGCAACTCCTGTGTTAACTCTTGAAAGTCCTTCTTCAGGAATTGTTATTACTCCTGCAACAGGAACCCTTTCACTTACCGCTACAACTGCACAAATGACTGCAATTGAAGGCGGAATTTATGTTTATGATTTAGAAATAGCAAGTGGTGGAGTAGTCACAAGATTAATGATGGGTTCAGCAACAGTCAGATCTGAGGTAACAAAGAATGCCTAATGTTAATGTCACAGAGATAAACAATGTTGTTACAGTTGATGAAGTAAATAATATTGTTACAGTTACCGCACCTGGTCCTGCTGGAAGCGTTGGTCCTACTGGTGCAACTGGTCCTGCTGGCGCAACTGGCCCTGTTGGTCCAACTGGCCCAATAGGTTTAAGTGGTCCTTCTGGTTCTACAGGTCCTACTGGAGCCACAGGCCCTACAGGAGCAGTAGGTGCTACAGGCCCAACAGGTGTAACTGGAGACATTGGTCCTACTGGTGTTACTGGTGACACAGGTCCTACAGGAGCAACAGGCGCAACTGGACCGCAAGGCGTTACTGGATCAACTGGACCTCAAGGAGTAACTGGCGATACTGGCCCAACAGGCGCTACTGGTGTCACTGGCCCTGTAGGCGCAACAGGAGCAACAGGCCCTGTAGGTGTTACAGGAGATACAGGTCCAACAGGACCAATTGGAGCAACTGGACCAATAGGCGCAACTGGCGCAACAGGTCCTACAGGAGCAACAGGCGCTACAGGACCTCAAGGAATTCTTGCTGGTCGTAATTACTTCTTTAATGCATCTATTACAGAACTTCCAGGGTATAAGCAATTAGGCGAAAGTCCAGTATCAGCAGCACAGAGTACAGTTACTGTAAATATTCCTGGTTCAACAACATCTTTAATTGATTCTTATATTTCTGAGCCATTTGACTTTACTTTGATTCCAGGTGGCGTACAGCGTTTTATTATGCAGATGAAAAAACCTGCAAGCAATGATAATCTATCAGTATTTGTTCGTTTGAAACTTGCTGATAACTCAGGAACAGTACTTGCAACTATAGGTGATTCAGACACAGTACAAACTGGCTGGAATGGACCAACTGATCCATCATTAACTGAAACAGATATTACTCTTCCAACAACATCAGTCTCTATTGGACAAAGAATGATTGTTGAAATTTATGGAGTTAATGGTGATGCAACTGCACATAATTATAGTTTTTTTACAGAAGGAACTACACATTATTCATATGTAGTAACAACTCTTGAAGCACCAGCAGGACCTCAAGGCCCAACTGGTGTCACTGGAGCCACTGGCCCTGTAGGACCAACTGGCGACACTGGACCTACTGGAGCGACAGGACCAACTGGACCTATTGGTGCCACTGGTGCTACTGGACCTCAAGGTGTTACAGGAGATGTTGGACCTACTGGTGCAACAGGTGTTGGAGTCACAGGTGCTACTGGACCAACTGGACCTCAAGGCGTTACTGGAGATACTGGTCCAACTGGACCTACAGGTGCTACTGGCCCTGTTGGTGCTACTGGTCCTGAAGGCCCAACTGGACACACAGGACCAACTGGACCGCAAGGAGTCACTGGTGATACAGGAGCGACTGGTGCTACTGGTCCTCAAGGAGTTACTGGTGCTACTGGACCTGCTGGTAGTGACTTAACTGCTGGACCTATTTTGTCTTCAAGTGGCGTATCTTCTATTAATCCTGCAAATCAGACAGGATCAGGAAGTACATTTGTATTAAATGATGGCACTCCATCTATTCAATCAGCAATAAATGTAGAAAATGCAAGCACAGCAGGACCAATTTATATTGGTAAGGGTGCTACTCAAAATTTATTTGCAAATATCGCAATTGGAAGTAATGAAACATTAGCATCTACCACAACAGGAAATCAAAATACTGCAATTGGTAATCGTGCATTAAGATATACAACTACTGGATCTAATAACTTTGGATTAGGTGCTGAGGCTGGTAGAGAAAATACTACAGGCTTTGAAAATATGTACGCTGGTACATTTGCTGGTAGCAATAATATTACTGGTTCACAAAATACAGTTATTGGTGTTGGAGCCATGTCAGGCTTCCCATCAGGCGGTACAAGTATAGATAGAGCAACTGCTATAGGTAATCAAGCACTTAATCAAAATACTGCAGATGATATTATTGGTATTGGTTATAGAGCATTACAAGCAAATACTGGTGCTTCAAATCTTGCAATAGGTAATTATGCATTAGAAAATAATACAACTGGTGTTGATAATATTGCTATTGGTATTGAAGCATTAAGAAATGCTGCTGCTTCAGAAAATATTGCTATTGGAAGAAGCACATTAATAAGTTCTACTGGAAATTACAATGTTGCTATAGGTGTCCTTGCATTAAATGCAAATACAACTGGATTCCAAAATGTTGGTATTGGTACTAATGCCTTAATGTTTAATACAACTGGTAATAGCAATACTGGTATTGGTAGAAGCGCCTTAAATCAAAATACAACAGGTAATAATAATACTGCTCTTGGAGGTGGTGCTTTAGGTTCAAATACAACAGGTAGCCAAAACTTTGCACTTGGATCTGGAGCATTATCTAATAACACTACAGCAAGTAATAATCTTGCTATTGGTCAAAATGCAATGTTTAGCAATTTAACTGGTGGAAATAATATTGCTATTGGAAATGGTGCACTTGATCAAAATGTAACAGATGGAAACAATCTTGCAATTGGTCATAGTGCCCTTAGATTAAATAATGGCGCAGGCGATAATCTTGCTGTAGGAAATTCAGCACTTGAACTTAATACAACTGGCGCTATTAATCTTGCAGTTGGAACACAGGCATTAACAAATAATACAACTGGATTTAGAAATACTGCAATTGGATATAGATCACTATTTACTAATCAGACTGGTAATCAAAATGTTGCTATTGGATCTGAAGCACTAAGAGACACTACTGGTAGTTTTAATACTGCTATAGGTGACGGAGCACTTAGGGTAAATACTACTGGTCAATGGAATGTTGGTATTGGAACTCAGGCTCTATATGATAATACCACTGGTAATTCAAACATTGGTATTGGTATTGCTGCATTAGCAAATAATATAGGTGGTGGACAAAATACAGCAATTGGTGGAAATGCTCTTGAAAATATAACATCAGGAACCAACAATACTGCAATTGGTACATCATCAATGCGTAATGCTTTAGGAGGTAACAATAATACTGCTATTGGACCATCAACTCTACAAAATAATAATGGTGGTAATAGCAATTTAGCATTTGGTGGCGAAACAATGTTGCAGAATACCACTGGTAGTGGAAATATTGCTATTGGTAATAATGCCCTAAGACTTAATACAACTGGTGGCGTAAATACTGCTATTGGTGAAGATGCCCTAAGAAATAATACAACTCAAAGCGGTTCTGTTGCAATTGGATATAGAGCATTGGCTAATACAACTGCATTTGGAAATCATGCTGTTGGATATTTCTCTATGGAAAATACCACAACTGGACAACAAAATTCTGCAGTTGGTTTTGAGGCTTTAAGATATAATACTACTGGTAATGCTAATAATGCAATGGGTACTTATGCATTGCGTGAAAATGTGAGCGGTAATGGTAATACTGCTAATGGTAATGCTGCCATGATCAACTGCTTCTCTGGTCTTGGAAATACTGCTATGGGTGGTGTTTCTCTACAAGGAGTAATATCTGGTCAAGGAAACTCTGGTCTTGGTCAGGGTGCATTGCAATATAATACAGATTCAATTGCTACATTAGGTGCAATTACTGGCGGTAGCGGTTATACAGATGGAACATATACAAATGTTATATTAATTCCAACCAATCACGCCTTCTATATTACTGGAAATATTACAGCAAATATTACTGTTGTTGGTGGTACTGTAACTACAGTAACAATTGTTTCAGGCCTTGCAGTTAGAAATACTACAATCCTTGGAATTAATCCTGGTACAGCACCTGCTGGATTATTAACAGGTGCAGGATTTAGCGTTCCTGTAGCAACTGTAAATGTTTCATCAAATAATACAGCAGTTGGTAGATTTGCTGGTAGAAATAACTTTACTGGATCTAATAATACCTTTATTGGAAGCACAGCAGGTCAGAATTCAACTGGATCAAACAATGTATTTATTGGATATCAGGCTGGTCTAAATGAAACTAATTCAGATAGGCTTTATATTGCAAATTCATCTACCTCAACTCCATTAATATTTGGTAATTTTGCAAGTCCAAGAGTTAGAATTAATGGAAGACTTGAAATTCAATCCAATCCTCCTGCAAATGCTGGTGACACAGGAACTGCTGGAGAAATAACATGGGACAGCGATTATATTTATGTCTGCGTTGCCACAAATACATGGAAGAGAGTAGGAATATCAACATGGCCATAAGGAGAAAAGGTTAAATGAGTCTATCTAAAAGATTAAAAGCCTCTGGAGAACAGAGACAAGGCAATAACCAATACATTGAGCCTTTAATTCCACCAAGACCGCTATATGGTGTTGCCAATGCTGGTGTTTATGTAGACTCAGAGTCTGCTATTCGTGTTTCTACTGTTTATTCTTGTGTAAGATTACTTGGAGATACCGTTTCATCTTTGCCAATGGGTGCTTATGTACGCAGAGGCCGTAATCGTATTTCTTATTCTGCGGTATATGGAACTACTCCTGAATGGGTAAATAAGCCAAATCCAGAAGCAACAAGACTTGAATTTATTGAACAGATTATTACATCTCTACACCTACATGGAAATGCTTATATCCTAACTGTTAGAGACGACATGGGCGAGGTAGTAGAATTATATGTCCTAAATCCTAATGATGTAAAGATAGAAAGACCATTTCCAGGAGAACCATTAGTCTATAAGATTAGAGATGAACTCAATAACTTTACTCGTGTTTTGACAAATAAAGAAATTGTTCATATTCCTATGATGAAATTCCCAGGATCTCATTATGGTCTTAGCCCTATTGGTGCTTGCAGAATGTCTGTAGGTATTGCTATGGCTTCTGATACATATGCATCTTCATATTTTGGAAATGCTTCTAATCCTGGTGGAGTTATTGAAGTACCAGGCGAATTAACACCTGATCAGGCTGGAGATATTGCAAGAGGCTGGAAAGAAAACCATGGTGGTCCATATATGTCAGGATCAGTTGGTATTCTATCTGGTGGTGCATCATTTAAGCCACTATCACTAAACGCTGCAGACGCTCAATTATTAGAGGCCAGAAAATTCAATGTGGAAGATATCGCAAGAATTTTCCGTGTTCCTCTAAGCCTGTTGGGTCATCCAGCACAAGGTGCTATGTCTTACGCATCAGTTGAAGCACAAAACCTTTCATTTGTTCAGCACTCACTTCGTCCTCTATTGGAAAGAATTGAGCAAGCATTGTCACCATTGCTTCCTGAAGAAGATGGGTTTATTAAGTTTAATTTAGATGCCTTGTTGCGTGGTACCACATTAGAGCGCTTTGATGCATACACAAAAGGTCTAAGAGAAGGCTTCCTATCTCTAAATGATGTTCGTTCATTTGAAGACCTATCACCACTTGGTGAGCCAGGAGATCAATATAGACTTCCTCTACAAAACATTGACGCTGCTCAGGCTCCACTGGTTGGAGATAAATTAAAGGCAGAAGTTATGTCTATTCTTGTACAGGCTGGATACAACCCAGATGATGTTTCTAAGTTGATGGGTCTTGAGGAAATCTCTCACACAGGACTTCCTTCAGCACAACTACAGCAGGTAGCATTAATTGATCCTGTAAATCCTGATGCTGTTTACAGCGATGAGGTGAAAGAATAATGCCATACGGAATTTCTTCTGAACAGAGTGATTGCGCTAATTGGGCGGTAGTTAAAGAAG